TCTGGCAACTCTGTGATGTTGCTCTCAATGAGGAAGGAGAGGATCGTGAAATTGTTGCTGGTTGGTATGCAACAGAGGATGGAAACACAACTTCTGTCGCACACTGGTTAGAAGAAGATGATTTCCGCAAGAATGGTGGTGTTATGAATCATGAAACTGTGGAATCAATCAGCAAGCGTAGAAAGCCGTTCACTGTAGATTACACTGGTTTTGGATGGGTATTGATTAAGAAAGGAGTTTTTGAGAATCTTGAGTATCCTTGGTTTGCTCCTAAGATGCAAGTCTTTGAATCAGGCGCAGTTCAAGATATGTGTGGAGAAGATGTTTCTTTCTGTCTTGATGCAATTGATAAAGGATTTGAGATTTGGTGCGATCCTCGCATTAGAGTTGGTCACGAAAAGACGAGAATCCTGTAATAATGGAAAAAACATACAATCTTTTATATAAAGGTCGTAAAATTTATATAAATCTCAGTATGGAAGACTGTACTGAGATTCTTCAAAACTTCTCAGAGCGTTTTTACTCAGGAGAAGACATTGATCCTAATTTAATTGAAATGGAGGAAATCTAATGGCTAAAGGTGGAAACAATAAAGTTAATTTTGAACCTGGAGCACCCAAGAAAACTAGACAGGGACGTTCTCCTCGTACATTGCTAAGCGCAACTTCTCGTAATGGGCGTAAAAAGAAGTATAGGGGACAAGGTAAATAATAGTATAAGGTGCCTATAAGGCACCTTTTTTATTAAAGGGATAGCAACCCCGTAAAAAGTTCTGATTTTAACGAATCAGGAGCACAAAATGAATCAAAAACTACTTAGAGAAATCGCAAGCGATGATTTAAACCCAAAAAAACATGATTTTCATCACCAAAATGAAATTCACTCAAAAATTCGTAATGATAATGACTATGATGACTGGGAATATGGAACTGAACCACTTTATGAATCAAAAAATCTCTAATAAATAAGATAGAATTGTAATAATCAATGCCTTTACAAAGGGTAAGTCAGGGATTTAAAGATATTAGTATGTCATTTCAGAGTAATCCTCTGACGAATGATCTGATTGCCCTTAAAAATGAAAACGCAATTGCTCGTTCTATTCGTAATATTGTGTTTACTTTACCGGGGGAGAAATTTTTTAATGAAAATTTTGGTTCCAGAATCAGTCGTTCTCTTTTTGAGAACTTAGATTCTACTTCAGATATTGTTATAAAGGATGAAATTGAAAATTCAATTCGCAATTATGAACCAAGAGTTTCATTAGTGGATGTTCAAGTAAATCCAGATTTTGATAATAATTCCTTTGATGTAATTATAATCTATAGAATTGTTGGTATAGATGTTCCAGCACAACAATTACAATTCGTTCTGCAACCTACTAGGTAAATGCCATTAGTAAATTTTTCAAATCTGGATTTTGACCAGATTAAAACAAGTCTTAGAGATTATCTAAGATCAAACTCAAATTTTACTGATTATGATTTTGAAGGATCTAATCTTTCAACAATTCTTGATGTTTTGGCATACAATACCTACATCACCTCATATAATGCAAACATGGTTGCAAATGAGGTGTTTATTGACAGTGCAACACTTAGAGAAAATATTGTTGCCCTTGCTAGAAATATAGGATATGTCCCAAGGTCAAGAAAAGCATCTACTGCAACTGTAAGTTTTTTTGTTGATACCTCAAACATCACGCCAGTTCCATCATCTTTAACTTTAAAGAAAGGACCAATAGCAGCAACATCTGGTTCTTTTGGAAATCAGTCTTTTATATTCTCAATATTGGATGATATTACTGTACCAGTAGTTGATAACGTCGCATCCTTCAATGATATAAAAATTTATGAGGGAGTACTGCTGAGTACTAATTTCACACACAATTCAAATAACCCAAATCAAAGATTTATTTTACCAAACTCCGGCATAGATACAGATCTAATATCAGTCAGCGTTAAAAGTAGTATAACTGAAACAGCATCTGCAAAATATGCTCTTCAGAATAGTGTGTTTGAAGTAAATCAAAACTCTAGAGTCTATTATATTCAAGAAATTGAAGATGAGAGATATGAATTAATATTTGGTGATGGTGTTTTATTTGGGAAAAAATTAGAAAATAATAACTACATTGAAGTAAATTATATTGTTTCCAATGGAAATAGTGGTAATGGTATAAGTCAGTTTAGTTTTTCAGGAAGACTCACTTATACAAGAAATTCTACGGAATATACAGTTACTTCCGGCATATCACTCTTATCAACTGGGATTATCTCCCAAGGTGGAGAGAATATTGAATCAGTTGAGTCTATTAAAAAATATGCTCCAAGAATCTATGCTTCACAGAATAGAGCATTATCTGCAAATGACTACGAATCACTAATTCCTGCGAAAATATATCCAGAAACTGAATCTATCTCTGTTTTTGGCGGTGAAGAATTGGTTCCTCCACAATATGGAAAAGTATTCATCAGTATTAAACCAAGAAATGGTGACTTTTTACCAAATTTAATCAAAGAGAATATAAAAAGGGACCTTAAGAAGTATGCTGTTGCGGGAATTGTTCCAGAAATTTTAGATCTCAAGTATCTTTACATAGAAGTTGATTCTAAAATTTATTATAATACCAATCTTGCCCCAAGTTCGGCATATGTTTCTACATTAATTCAATCAAATGCAAACAAGTATGCAGAATCAACTGAATTAAATAGGTATGGATCTAGATTTAAGTATAGTAAGTTCTTGAAAATTATTGATGACACCCACGAATCAGTAACTTCCAATATTACACAAATTCAAATTAGGAGAGATCTGAGAGTTGCTTTAAATACGTTTGCAGAATATCAAATTGGATTTGGTAATGCTTTTCATATTAAGAATATGGATGGTTATAATATCAAATCTTCAGCATTCATAGTATCTGACTTACAAGAACCAGTTTACTTGTCAGATATTCCAGATACAAATAGAACAACAGGATCTATTTTCTTGTTCACTGTTCCAAGTACAAATTCTACAAGTACAACTATTGTTAAAAGAAATATTGGCAGAATTGATTATGAAAAAGGTATTATAACATTAAATCCAATAAACATTTTATCCGGGAAAATAAAGGATTCTCAATCAATCATTGAGATATCTGCAATACCAAAATCAAATGACGTAATTGGGTTGCAGGATTTATATCTTCAACTAGATATTAATAAGAGTGTTTTTGAAATGATTCCTGACGAAATATCTTCAGGACTCGATCCTTCGGCATCTAATTATATCGTAACTTCAAGCTACAGCAACGGGAACCTAGTAAGATCATAACAAAATGACAGAAAAAAGAATTCAGTTTAATAACGTTATCCAAAATCAACTTCCTTCTTATGTTAGGGAGGAGTTTCCTTTAGTTGCTGAGTTTTTAAAGCAATATTATATTTCTCAAGAATTTCAAGGTTCTTCAGTTGATTTGATCCAAAATATTGATAATTATTTAAAATTAGATGCCATAAAATCCAGCATAGAATCAACGTCTCTTGCTGCGGATATTAGTTTCCTTGATGAAACAATAACCGTATTAAGCACTGTTGGGTTCCCAGACTCATATGGATTGTTGCAGATAGATGATGAAGTTATTACATACACAAATAAAACTGCAACTTCTTTTACTGGTTGTGTAAGAGGATTTAGCGGCGTTACTTCATATAATAATCAAAATAAACCAGATGAATTGGTTTTCAAATCAACAGAATCTGCAGATCATATAGAAGATACCAAAGTCATCAACTTAAGCTCACTTTTTCTAAAAGAATTTTTTAACAAGATTAAATATCAATTAACTCCTGGATTTGAAAACAGAGAGTTTTATAGTGGTTTGGACAAATATTTGTTCCTTAAGCAGTCAAAAGATTTTTATTCTACAAGAGGAACTGATCTATCATTTAAGATTCTATTTAAGGTTTTATATGGCGAAGATGTTGAGATCATCAAACCACAAGATTACTTATCAAAACCATCAGATTCTCAATATGAAATAACCAATGATTTGGTTATTGAAAGTATTTCTGGCAATCCATATGAACTAGAGAGATCAACATTAATACAAGATTCTTATGGCGATATTCCAAAAGGATATGCTCCAATATCTAGGGTTGAAAAGATTTTTGTAAAATCAGATAAAACATATTATAAATTAAGTTTTGACGCAGGATACAATAGAGATATTAATGTTGATGGATCTCTATATGGTAATTTTTCAATTCACCCAAAAACAAAAATTATCGGTAGAGTTCTTTCTGGCGCAAATACTATAGACGTAGACTCAACTGTAGGATTTCCATTAACTGGAGATTTATCGGTAGTTTATAGTGATGGAACTACTGGTACAATCTCATACTCTTCTAAGAGTTTGAATCAATTTTTTGGGTGCAAAAATATTTCGAAAACAATTTTAGACGGCACTGACATTTGGTTAGATGTCTATGCGTATGGATTATCAAATAAAAATAATAATGAGACTATTAGGGTAAGAATTACTTCTGTTCTTAAGAGTGTAGACCTGACTACCAACACTTATTACAACAGTATTGGGGACAATGGTATAATAAAAACTCTTGGAGTAAATCCATCCGATGAAGTAGTTTCAAATAATTGGATTTTTAATATTTCTTCTGGCGTTGATGTTCTATCACTATCTTTGATTGATATTATCTCAAATACTTACAAACTGACTACGAAGATTGCACACAATCTAAGAGTTGGTGATAGTATAAGATTACTGTCAAATGACGGAACAAGTGCAACCTCCTTGGTCAGTAACGTATTGTCAGATAGTATTATAGAAATAACAGGACAAGGAATTTTAGATTTAAACAGATCTTATTCAATTCAAAGAAATTTACTTAAAGTAAATTCTCAAAAATATTCTGATCTCACAAATCAAATTACAAATGTCCAAAATGTATATAAGATTGATAATAAAACTTTAATAGCATCTTCATCTTTACCATCTTACAATAGTCAACCAATAAATGCTTTTGATAGAACTGTAGTTTTTTCTGGAACATTTTCTGGTGACACATTTACTATAAGAGATCATGGATTTTACACAGGAGATTCTGTTTACTACACATCATCTCAAGGATCTCTATTTACTGAGGGATTATACTTTATTAAGAGAGTTGATCAAAGTAGAGTTCAAATCGCTAAAAGTAGATCAAACATTTATAATTCAATCTTTATAAATCTTACCAGTCCTGTTACTGTTACTGACAGTAAATTTGAAGATTTTGAATTTCATTCAAGGAAATTAGAATCTCAAAAGATTTTGAGGGAAGTTAATACTCCAATTGATGATGGAAAAGAATATCAAACTGCACCAGGTCCAGTAGGTATTTTGGTGAATGGGGTTGAAATTCTAAATTACAAGTCAAAAGACAAAATTTTCTACGGATCTGTAGAAAAAATTGATGTTGTAAATTCTGGTTCTGGTTATGATGTCATAAATCCACCATCTCTGATAATTACGGATTCTGTTGGAACTGGAGCAACTGGATATTGCACAATCAATGGATCATTGCAAGAAATTAGGATTATTGATCCGGGATTTGATTACATAGATACTCCCAAAATTAACATCACAGGTGGTAATGGTGTTGGCGCCAAAGCAAATGCTTCTATGAAGTTAATTGACCACCAAGTATCATTTAATGCTGAGTCCAAATCGGCATTTGTAAGCATAACAAATAA